GGTAGCGTCTGGCCCGTATACCCACTGGCTCCTACCTTTGTCGTCCTTCTGCTGTCGCAAGTCAGGATAGAGTAAGCTCATGCCGTTCGGCAAAACTATCTCCCCCTTCTTGAAGGTAATACATTTATACACGAACTCATTGCCGTCTGCAAGGGCTGTTTGTATGAGGCCAGAGCACATGTCCCAGAAGCTCACAACGGGGTGAGCCGTAGCCCTGTACTTGTCGATGATCTTCTTGGCTGCTACGCAGTGAATGAGTAGCTCCAGATCGGTACAGGTGTGGGGTATCTCCATCATCTTCGTGTGGTTCTCATCCCACTCAAGGAACTTGTCGATGTACCGGCCATCTACGCCAAGCTTCTTCGCAAAATCCTTCTCATACCGAACGGGTGGTGCACCAAGAAATCCAACAAGAAGTTGCGATGCAAACGCCGCCCAACCAAGTCCATACCCACAACCGAGTAACGCGCTTTTTGCTGACTGCCGTAGATCGGGATGAGTCTCTTTACTAAGTCCGGGAATGTTAAACATTTGCGCACCAAACGCGGCATAAGGGTCACCACCTGCCCTGAAGATCGTGAGCATATCTTGGTAATCCGATAGCCACGCAAGGACGCGAGGCTCAATCTGCGAGAGGTCACCGACCACGAGTTGATACCCGTCGGGAGCCAAAATTGCTTTGCGTAGGAACGAACCTCGCTTGAGGTTTTGCATGTTGATCGCCGAGCCTTTGGCCGCTGTCCACCTACCCGTCTGAGCCCCATAGTAGGAGAGGGGGACAGGAAGCGCACCGCGCTGACTGATGTCGAGGAATCGCTGTGCACGGGTGCGCTCGGTTGTGGACTTAACCCGAAGGCGCGCTTGACAAAGGAGGGCAACGTCTTCACGTTCACCGTTGAGGAGAGTTTGAAATAGCGCATCGTTCTTTGCAAGAGCAAGCGCCTCCTTACCTGTGGTCTTAGAGATTTTAGTTGGGGGTTTGATGCCCAGCGCAATGAGGGCGTCCGCAAACTTCGGGTTCGACGCAAGCGCAGTTTCCTCCACGCCAAGCCTTTGTAGTAATGATTCACGATCTTCTCTCTCCTTTTCAATTGCGTTGTGTAGCATGAGGGCGTCAAGCTGCAACACTGGGCGTGTATACATCTTGAGAGTCATGTCGATGAGCCTGAGTTCACTGGACGGGTATCCAGCGACCAAGCGTGCAAAGATTCGTTCGCATAGATATACGTCGTGTTTGCAATAGTCTGCAAGCTCAGATTCCAAGACCTCGTCCAACTCGGCCACACCATTGGTGCTGTGTACGGCTGTCCCTTTGGCGGGAAGACCAAAAGCGTCTGCAAGTTTGGCGAGACTGTTGCCAACCTCAACGCCTCTGAGAGCGCGCGCCATTGATAGGGTGTCGAAGATGAAGGCGGGGTGTACGCCGTAGACCCATTCCATAATTGATACATCGAACTGTGCGTTGTGCGCAAGCACTGCGGTTCGTCCCCAATCGATTCCAGAAAAGTATTCACGTAGTCCCTCGCCTCTAACCCAAGTAGTTGGGCTGTCAGATCCGTACTCATGAACACAGCATCCAAACGCGTGAAATAAGTCATGGCGTATGTACTCCTCAGTTGTCATCTTGCTTAGTGTGTAACCTTCCTTGGTGTCCCAGTAGGTTTCGAAGTCGATCGTGATGATCTGTTTATAGGGTGCTGACATTTTTCTCCTTGTTGAAATACCATTTCCATCTGCGTTCTTTGGCAATCTGTACGAGCCTTGCCGTTATGTAGTTCTCAATAGGTATGCCCATCTTGCGAACCGCGGCCACTTCAGACGCAAGCAGAATGATTTTGCCCACCTTGTCTTCGCCTCTGACCTTACGGACTAGCATGGTTCTTCTCCTTGAGTTTGGCTTCAATGGCTCGGACACATTCAGCGTCTACGATTGCATAAACATCAAACGAAGCCACCTCCTCATCCGTCAGCCCTATCCATGGCCTTAAAGTTTTTTGTACCTGAGCCTGAGCCGCCATGCCATCCTCGTATCCTTTGGCATACACCTCGTTGTCGGCATCAATCAGTTGCTTGATGAGGTTTAAACTTTCCTCACATACTTTGGTCAAGCTCTCTACGGCAATAGCACGTTTGATAATCATGGTTTATCCTTCAGTTAAAGTTTTCCTTGGGCGGTGCGCCTAGGACGTTTAGAAAGCCGAAAAAATCGTTTGCCGCCAACATGAGTTGCGACGCCTCCATCTCGTTACAGTTTAGGGTAACGACTCCTGCGACTTGATCTTCAGCGCGTCCTATGATGAACACGCCCTGTGCTTTGCCTTCGCCATAGCACATCACGATCTTGTGAATCAGTAGTCTGAAATGGTGTTGCTCCTCATCTGACATAGCCTCAACTCTCTGTTCGAGTTCTTCCTCTGTCATTGAGAAGTCACCGTGAACGTAACTCATCTCGCTTCTCCTTCAGTAGTAATTCTAAGTCGGGGATGTTGTGCTCACGCGCAATGAACACAGTACCCCCTGCGTTGAGAATCGAGTTGAGTTCCCTGTCTTGCAGTGCAGTAGTCTTGCCCTTGCCTGCCTTGCACTCGATGGCGATGAAGTGTCCGTCCATACAGCCAATGATGTCTGGTATCCCTGCACGGCCAAAGCCGTTAGCAGGGGGCATGAAGTGGTATATACCCATGGTATCAAGCAGTTTCCTCACTGCCGTCTTCACTTTCGCTTCCGGTGTATTCGCCATAATAGTTCGCATTCATAAGTTCAGAGTAGTTAAAGTGTTCACCAATACAGTCAAGGATGGTGATGTCAGGGCCTTCGGTGTCAAACACAGTGTCGTTGTAGATGTACTTGTACTTGGGCACAGAGATGCGGTTATACGCAAACTCCAAGCCTATGGCTGTCGGCTTCCACAGCCCTGCCGTACGACTCTTCGCACCCTTCACAGGCGCATCCAGTACCATGCCCCAGTGCCGCAACGTACCTATCTGCGGGGCACGTAGCATCCAGTCAGGTGCAGTGCGTTGTACGTCAATCCAGCCGTCCTCACGCGGGTTTTGCAAGCATAACCAGATCAGGTGGCGTGCCATGTTTGCGTTGATACCGCGCCTGTATAGCTTACCCCATCTGTCGCACACGGGGCAGTGACCGCCATCGCTTTTGATAACGCTGTTCCATATATGGCCAGCTTGCTCAAGCGTAGCGCCTTCGTATAGGCTGACGTACGTTGGCTCCGTGCCGTCTTCAGTAAGTTCAATCATTTTTTTCTCCTTGTAAAAGTTTGTCGTAATATTTCTTGGGCATGGGTGCTTTTTTATCAAGCAAGCCACGCAACCATTCAGCCCCGCCGAGTTGGTTAAATATCATCCACTGTCTGTCAGACATTCGGACTTGTCTTCCCAACAGTGGCTCTGGTGGTTTAGGTCTTGGCATCTTTCAACTTCCTGCTTATTACTCCGTTAGCCCAGCATCTTGCGCAGTGCCATTTGGTGTGGCTCATCTGAATACCGCCTTCGGGCGGTTTCATCTCATTGCATGCGTTGCACTCTTTGTACTTGTGCACGGGTTGCGTGCTACCAATATCTAATTGCCGCTTAACAAAACCATTCATGTTTTTAAACTCCGTACGTATACCGCGAAGCTGGCCGATGTGTCACCAAAGTTTTTCATAGCATCGAACTCACGCGCCACTTCCTCTAGCGCATCGTTGCGAATCTTCTGCGTCACTTCGTTTGTGATCTGCCCCTTAATCATCTGACGCTTACGCCAGCCCAAGGCTTTCTCCCACACGTTCAGTTGTGGTTCGTGCATCAGTCGTCCCTCGCTTTCATCATGGCATCTGCCATACCGTATGCCATTAACGCAATTACAAAAAAATCTTCATCACCATCCCAATACCATTTTTCTCCCATGCTTTTGTCGGTGTTTTCTTTTTCCATCTGAAAGGCAAGAGGCAAAGCCCTAGCCGCAAAGTAATCACGCAATGTCATGCCTTGGCTTTTGGATATTGATATAGACGCAACAACACGTTCGTTGCTTTGTGGAAATGCTGGTGTAGTTTTATCTTTCATGTTTTCTCCTTGAGTGCGGCTTCAAGCGTATCTAGCGCCTTGTCCCATGTGTTGTAGTCGATGCTATTGCCAAACGCTTTCATCACAGCGTGGGCTGCTTGCTCAATGGCTTTGAGGCGTTTGTTTTCTTGCAGTAGGTCAGCTAACTGCAAGTCCATCTCTCTTGTCTCGTCATCCATCTTAGCCTCCAAACATTTGCTTCAAGTGGTCATACAACTCACGCGCTTGGTACACAGTCATGTTGCCGATAATGTCCTCGGGTGACTTGGTGCGTACTAACTTTGTGAGGTACTCTCGTTTGTTTACATGCCCGCCCATGGCATAAGCGGCGGCATCAAGCGCATCTCGGCTAGGCATAGGGGTGTTCTCTAGCTTATCCCGCAACAGTGCACCGATGCCTGTCACGGCCTTCTTCTCGTACTTGCGCTTGGGTTTAATTTCTTCAGGTTTAGATACAAGGGTCAGCGTTTTCTTTTTGGCCTTGAGTGGGCGGTACTCAGGCACGATGGTGATGTACCTACCCCTGTCGTCTCTCTCAGCCAAGCCCTGCACAGCGAACTGTGCGATAAGGGATGATACTGAGCTTGGTTTGTAGCCAAGCCTCTCCATGCCTGCGCATATCTCAGGCGAGGTTTCGTTAGGGTTGTTCTTCACATACTCAAAGGTTGCGCGTGTCACATTGTTTGTGACACCAAAGAACCTCTCGCCTTTCGGTCTAGTTTGTGTGTTTGTTTGTGTGGTTTGCATATCGTCTTTCTCCCAGTCGTTGATTGTGGTTTTGAGTGCGTTAGATAACGCGGTTTGCATATCAGGCATTTGTGAATCCTTCCAATAAAATAATGCCAATGATGATGGTGGCAATTAACACCAATGATTGGATGCACGCGAGCGCATCCTCCGACATGCCCTGTCTTTCCCCAAGCAAAATGCACTGTATCCAGTCAGATTCAGGCGTAGTTGGGGGTGGTGGGGGCGTGTAAATGAGGCCAATCTTGACCTTGCCCGTATCATAGGGCGTGTTTTTCTCCATGGTTTTCTCCTTGTTTTATCATTATTTGTCTAGGCTTAGACAGAAGTCAAGGGGAATTCCCCTAGAAAAGAGTTGTTGATAGTAGTCAAAAGGGCCTCCAGTATAAGAGGTCAAGGGCAAGCACCATGACCGCTAACAAAAGTATTACCCGCTCGAACTTTTCGTATGGTGTCAGCATGACTCGTCCTCCTCAGCTTCTTCCAACACAACGACTCGCAGAATCCGCAAGCCCTCGTAAATATCAACAACTTCGTAGTCGACTCCTGCTTTGTCAAGCAGTTCGTATAGTTCCTTGGGTGTCATTTAAATGTCTCCTTGATATATTGTTCAGCTTCGCGCTTGGTGTCGAACCCTCGGTACTCGCCGTCCTCATCTATCCACTCATCGGTAGTGTTGCCGTAGATAACCCAGATGTCGCCCGAGCGTTCAACGTGCCAACAGTTCGGGTCATTAAACCCTTCCATGTACAACTCATGCACAATCTTCTTACAGGTTGTGTCGTCATACCCTGTCAGGCGCTCAAGTTCAGCGGGGTGATTCTCCTCCAGTAGATCAATGATCTTCTCTTTCAGTCGTCCCATTTCTTTCTCCCTTTCTTCTTCATCGTATGCTTGTTTGTCAATCTTGCGTTGGTGTTCGGCCAGTAGGCCGTCGTGGTAGCTATCTAATCCATTCATTTCATTTCTCCTTTTGGTATTTAGTGAAGGTAATCTTGCCGTCGTAGTAGTGCGGTGTTACCCAGTCACCGCCCCGCTCCTCTGCCTCGTCCTCGATGTCGTCCTCCTCGTAGAACCCTGCGTGACTCACCGAGTGCACCAACGCCTCGTCATCGGTGAAAAACATAACACCAAAAATTACAAACAGTTTCATTTACTTTCTCCTTTTAAAT